TTGTCCTTCTTTCTCCCACCACTGACCTGACTTGGCATGTGCCATCTGGTCATCGTTAAGATTAGACAATGAAATCAATGCACTACGGCGTACACCACCTACGACTACCACTTCACCAATCTTACACATAATGTCATGGCACTCGATTGGATAAAGCCTACGTCCTGCTGCACCCTTAAACTTCTGTACAACAAACTCAAACAACTCAACCAAAGGCTGTGGGCCTGATGCCCTACCGCCAAATGTCTTGAGGCGTTCACCTGCCGCACGTACTTCAGACACATCCCACTTGGGAATCTGTCCAGTGTACAACATAGCAATCAGTTCCTTGAGTGACTTAGCCCAACCCGGACGACTGTCACCTACCTTGATTACAGTGTCTGTGTGATGAAAGTCTTCATTCACAATAGGTAGCTTCTCAATGCAATGACGCTCCACAGAGAAGCCTACACCTGTGCCACACATTAGGATGTACATTGTCTCATCAAACGCACGTGGGCTATCCACAGGTACGTATGAGCAGTTGTATCCACCTACGTGGCAGCGGTCTAGTGCTGGCCCTGCAGTCATCAATGCCCTCATGCTAGGCATGATAGCTTGACTAAGTACAGCTTCTTCTAGTTCACCTCTTAGTGAATTAGAAAGCTTATAGCCGTGATTGCTAGACAGGTGGCTAGCCATGTAATCAAAATATCTTGATACAGTTTCACTCCATGTTTCCCTTCGTTGCTCATCCTCTTTCCATCTTGCATATCGGGAAAGAGCAATAAAGTTTTGGTAGTCTGTTGGTAATTGATTGCTTCTCATTTCATTACTCCATAATAGTTCTAATTGTTTTGATGTCAGTACCTTCTACATCGTAGAAGTACTCACGTATGCCATCTTCTATTTCTTCTCCAATCCTGCCATCTGCAGGTACTGGATATTCTTCTTCATCTACGTCTATGGTGATGAACAGTTTAACTCTTGCCATCTGCCATAACCTCTTCAATCAACTTGTCCAAGTACCACTTGGCTTTCTGCAAATCCTCTAGGGGTTTATCCTTGTAGTCAAACCGCCAAAGGTATTTCATAATGTTACCCTGTAGATAGTATTTGAATCCCTTGTCAGTGGCAGCAGAGATAGCGTGGATGCACTCAATGCCTGTTTGATTATAATGCGGTGGACTGTTGACCATATCAAGTACGTTACCACTGTAGGCTTCCTTACCTGCTTGCTCTTTTTCCCTCATTATCTTCATATAATCCTCATGTCTACTCATGCTGAACCTCCTGTCTTGGTGTTAAAAGAAAGGTGTACTACGTTACCGTCATAGGTTTTCTCTACACCTGCTTCTCTTTCATCCTCAAGTTGTACCTCAATATCCATCTCGTTGTCAATGACTTCCATCACATAATCGTGAACAATATCTCGTATTTCTTTTGACTCTTCCATTATAGGTACAGTAGCACACATCATCTTACAGAAGTGCATTACCTGTCCATAGTCATCATCATCCATTTTGTTTTCAGGAAAGGCCATGATGGATATATCAATCTCGCCACTCCACTTACCGTCATCATCAGCGTAAGGCCGTAGGCGTATAACAAAGTCTTCATCTTCTATCTGTTTCTTTAGTTGTTCCATATCCATATGATTATCTCCTTTTTACTTTTGCACCTTTAAACTTTATAAATGTAGGATGTCTGTTCTTGCCCTTCTCTTTTAACCAGTCTTCGGGAATGATACGGTCATAGTACCTAAACCCATGCTTGATACACCAGTCAGCATATGAAGACTTCGCCCCCTTACTTAGCTTGGCTCTACTATTAGTGAACACAAACCTGATGTCAAGCTTGGGGTGCTGTTTCTTTATAGCAATATGTTTTCTCCTATCTGCTGCCATGAACCTGCCCTTGGTCTCAATGATGATACCATTATAAAGTACAAAATCAGGAGTATAGGTACGGTAGGCTAAGTCTTCCCATTCAATCTTGATGTTCTCATATTCATACTTAACTTTGTGTTCATCAAGATAAATGGATATGTTGTGTTCTAGCCCACTGCGATACCCATACTTAATAGCCATACGTCTTGCCTTATGCAGCAATTACATCCCCTATGTAAGATACGATAGGTGGATTCTTTGCCTGTGACATAACGGCTGGCTGCTCTGTTAGAGTAGGCCAACAATCAAAACGATAGCTACAAAACTTACACCCATCATTAAGTACTTTGTTACCTGTCTCCTTACCTCTAAACTTCTCTGGTACTGGTTCAAAACACTTTTCAAATCTGTTCTCCTTTACTGTTGCTACGGTATCCTCAATCTTCTTAATCTCTGCGTCAAGGTCTAGTCCTGTAGCTGGTACATACTTAAAAGCACCATTAGCTTTGTTGACTACCCACCAGCCACCGACCTTCTTGCCAGATGCCTTTGCGTAGCCAGCAAGCTGACCTACGTATCCGAAACCATCGCCACTGGCAAGGGTATCGTAGGATTCAAATTTGTTTCTATATGACCAGTCGGAAGCTGATTTAATATCATCGACAGCATCGTTAATGACAATATCATATGACCCATTAACAACAGTACCCCCGCAGTCAAGGCTAACTTTTTCACTATCTTCATACCTCACTCCTGCTTCCTTTAGCACTCCCTTGAAGACAGCTTCAACGATGTCTCCAAGCATCATGTTCATTATGAATGTATTTGGAAATGGTAACGCAACCTCTGGCTTATTCTTTTGATACCAGAGTTGGCAGGTGGGGCGACCCACGTTAGACATTCTCATTTTGAAATCGCCCCGACCTTTACCACTGCCAAACTGTCTGCGCATTGCATCAGCTACATCGTTAGCAACTTGCTGTATAGTATCTTCAGAGATTTGACTGTCACCATTAACAGCGTTCTCCATATACTGATGCAATGCTAGTTCAGCAGGATGGTTCATTATGCTACCTCTTCTTCCATTTCGATGTCTACAATATCATCAATATTCAAGTCATCTAAATCTTTATCATTTCTGCTCGTTGACTTTTCTGCGTAAGCATTAATGATATACTCGTTGTAGTTTTGTACCCACGACATGAAGTCAGCAAACTTTTCTTGGTCATCCTGAGACAAGTCCACTGTATTAGTCACATCTAATGATGCCAAAGGCAGGTAAAAACTATTACCGTTAGGCAGCTTACGCTCTTCAGTATTCAACGTAACATTGTGCTGTACAGGCAAACGCTTCATCTTAGCCAGCTTAGTAAACACGCCGCCGATAGTCTTAAACGCATCACGGTTCTCGACTTCCCAGATGAATGAAGTTGTGTCCAGTTCAACAGGATTACCTTCCGCATCTTTAGGATTAATCAACTCAACATTACCAAGTACAACACGTACACGTTTGATTGATTTGATTAGTTCCTTAGTAGCCTCTGGCAGTGCTTTGAAGTCCTCAATCCAGCCAGCAGGTTTGCCGCAGTTAAATCCACCATCATTATCTTTCAAGTCCATGTTAAGCGTATCAGCCATAACAGTCTTGACGTAACGATTAGGATTACCCGGCGTACCCATGATAAACTTCTTATACATGAAGCGTTGTAGGAATGGGCGTACAATAGCAGATTCGGCATAGTACGTTGGTCCATCAGGTATCTCTAGCTTGTAAGTACCTGCCTTAACCTTAATAGCCTCAGAGCCAAGGATAGGCGAATGATTAATGCGTAGTCTAGCTAGAAACATACCCTGTTTCTTTTGTGCTACTGCCTCATTTGCCATGCCCATAGCTTTAGCCATCTCAGCATAGTTATTCGTATCAATTGTTGTAAGTTCAGTCATATGTGTAACTCCTTTTCAGTTGTAGAATGCATAGTTATATCAGATTACGTCCTTAACGTCAAGCCAATTCGGACCAATTTTTGCCTCTAATAATAGAGGTACATTGAAGTCAACTCCCCACCGTAAAGTGATGAGTTCAGGTAGTGCATCATTAGTAGCAGCTATGACATTGATAACCTGTTCTTCTTCGTCAGGGTGTACGTCAATAACAATACTGTCATGCACTGAGTTCACTATACATGATTGCATACCCTTTAGCAAGTCATCAATGTGCAATAAAGCAATCGGAACAATATCCGCTGTAGCGAATGACTGCACGGGGTAATTCTTAATCTGTGTAAAGTGAGACACACGCCCTGTAGATTCACGTACCACATCAGGGAACGCAAACTCTCTGCCACTAGGCGTGGTTATCTTTTGTGTGTTCACAGCTTCTTTAGCCAG